CTTGACTCCGAAAAAATCTGACAATTCACACGTAAAGGGGTGCGAGCAAATGAAAATGGCGACAGAGGACAAGATCAGAGAATCCCTGCTCGACCAGCTGAAGGCTCAGAACAAATTTACGGACTACTGTATCGATCTCGTTGAGACGTACATGGTCCATTATCGTCTGAAGGAGAAGCTGGCAGAGGATGTAGCGGAAAACGGGATCCGGATAACGGTCGGCACAGGGAACGGCCACGACAAGACGATAGCGAATCCGAGTGTCACGGATCTGAAGAACGAGACGCTGGTCATGCTGCATATCCTGGACAAGCTCGACCTGCGGCAGCCGGTGCTGGCAGGCGCTAAGGATGATTACCTGTAAAGAGATCGATGAATATCTTGCGTACTGCAAAGAGCATCCCAAGTGGATCAACCGCGACCGCAAGCTGCTGATCAGGAATATCGTCAAGCCCACGCTCAAGCGGAAGGACGTGTTCTTTGACGAGGCGACGTTTCGAAACTGCATCCGGTATCTCGAAGTAAATTATTACCCGCTATTTTTATACCAGAAGTTCATTCTTGCATTCGTCTTCATGTACGACTCGACCGGCGAGCCGCTTTTCCCCGAGATCGTCATGCTGATGGGCCGCGGAAATGGTAAGGACGGCTTCATGGCGCCGCTCGCCAATTTCCTCCAAACACCTCTATACGGGATCCCCGAGTATCATGTGGAGCTCGTGGCAAATAGTGAGCAGCAGATCAAAGATACTTACAATGTCGTTTACAACAAACTCAATAAGAATCCCAAATTCAAGGGCAAATTCCACGTCACGAAGGAAGTGATCGAGAACCTTGAGACAGGATCGATCCTGAGATACAACACGAGCAATGCCAGCACGAAGGATGGCAAGGCTCCGGGCTGTATCTTTTTTAATGAGTTCCATGCTTACGAGAACAACGATTCTGTGAATGTCTTCGAGTCTTCGGAAGGCAAGAAGAGGCATTTCCGGGAGATCATCATCACCACAAACGGATACGTCCGTGAGGGCCCGCTCGACAAGCTCCTGGATGACTGCAGGGTCATCCTCGAGGGTGGTGCGAATCCGCTCGGGATCTTTCCATTCCTCTGTCGGCTCGACAGAGAATCAGAGGCAGGCAAGGAAGAGCCGATGCACAAGGCCAATCCGTCGATGGAGTATCTGCCCACGCTGCAGCGGGCAATCGAGCGCGGCTGGATCAAGGCAAAGGGAGACCCGGAGAAGTACAGGGAGTACATCACGAAGCGCTGCAACCTGCCGCAGCTCAGGGAAGAACAGGCTGTGACGAGCTGGAAGAACATCCTGCTCTGCTCCTACAAGGACACGAAGCGGAAGGGTATCCGGAAGTCACTGGACACGACCGGAAAGATGGCGATCATCGGAATCGACTATGCGGATGTGAGGGACTTTGCATCGGCAGGCGTGCTGACGATCGACGACGATGGGAATCACAAGTGGAGACAGCACACATGGATATGCTCTGAGAGCCCATACCTGACAAGCATCAAATTCCCGCTCGACAACGTCGGCAAAGCTGGCTTCCGAGATTTCGAAGTAGTCAGAGCTCCAGTCATACCGGTGGACGGCATCGTGGACTGGTGCGAAAAACAAATGCAGGACTACGCGGTCGTAAAGATCACGATGGATACGTACAGGTATACGCTTTTCAAAACTGTATTTGAACAGCATGGGATCACGATCGAGACAAGGGACAACCCGCAGGGAACGGTCCGGCTGCTCCGGAAGATAGGAAGCGTCTGCGGGATCATCGCTCCGTCTGTCGAGAAGCTATTCTCGGAGCACAAGGTAGACTACGGCGACAGCGCGATCATGCGCTGGTACACCCAGAACACCGGCACGATCACGGATAAGTTTGGGAATTTGCAATACGTGAAAATTGAGCCGAAGCTCAGGAAAAACGACGGATTTATGGCTTTCGTGGCGGCAGAGTTTTCCGCAGATCTGCTGAAGGAGACAATCATCTATGTTTGAGTGGTTTTTTAGGAACAACAGGGGGAGTGTGGAGAACTTCCTGCAGATCATAGCGACGGACCTGACGAAGGTGCAGCTTGCGCTTATGGCACAGGAGAAGGCAGCCGGGATGATCGCGAAAGCAATCGCGAAGAGCGAGATCGTGCTGACAAAAGGCGAAACACGCAGAAAAGATATGGAGTATTTCCGCCTGAACATCAGACCGAACGACAACGAGACCGCCACTGACTTCTGGTTTAATGTAGCTCGGTCCCTGGTCGCAACCGGCGACTGCGTCGTCGTAAGGATGCAAAGCGGCAAATATTACCGGGCAAACTCCTACCAGATGGACAACTACGTGCTTTTCTCGAAGACATACAGCAATATCGTCCTGACGGACGGATATAACGAAATAGCGCTGAGGTACGGCGTCAGCTCCGACGATATCCTGCACTTCCGGTACAGCACGGACAAATTGCGGGTGTTCACGAACAATGTTCTGGACAGCCTTAACGACGCGCTGAACGCGGTGCAGTCGCTGGAGACGATCGCAAATACGCCGCTCCTTAAATTCAAAGTCGATGCGAACCTGCAGTTCCGGCGAAGGACCGCGGACGGAAAAGAGATCCGGCTGACGCTGGACAACGTCCTGGACGAGTTCAAGTCGAAGATCGACGGAAAGAAGCTCGCGATCCTGACAGAGCAGACGGGAACATCCCTGGAGTTCATGGACGTCAAGAAGCAGGTCACGGCAGCGGAGCTGGGGACGCTCACGGACACGATCAATAAGGAGTGCGCAGCGGCCTATGACATCCCGCTCGGTGTGTTCAACGGCCAGATCACGGAGCAGTCGGACGCCACGAACGAATTTATCACTTATGCAGTCAGTCCGGTCGCGGAAGTGATCAACGACACGCTGAACGCGAAGCTCGTAGGACAGGCCGATTACGTCAAGGGCGAGCGGGCCTTCGTGTGGCTCGCGCACTTTAAGCACATCGACGTGATCGACGCGGCGAACAGCCTCGACAAGCTGAGGGCGATCGGCTTCACGCTTGACGAGATCTTCGAAATGGTAGGGTATCCCGCTCTGAATACGGAATTTTCCACGACCAGGGCGCTTACTAAGAATTACGCGACGGAAGGCATGGAGGAAAGCGCACAGCCGACGGGCAGCGCCGATGATCCTGCTGAGGAATCCGTAAGAAATAGCAACCGTAAACAAAGCAAACATAAGGAAAGGAGGGAAAGACGGAATGTCAAAAACTCCGACTAAATACTATCAGCTGGTAAATAACGACACATCTGCTGATCTGTACATATTCGGCGACATCTGCGCGTGGGCGTGGCCGGAGTACGGAGAACAGTCAGGAGTGACGATAGTCAACCAGCTGAAGGCTCTCGATGTAGACACGATCAACGTACACATCAACAGTTACGGCGGAGACGTGGCAGAAGGACTTGCAATCTACAATGTGCTCCGCGAGCACAAGGCACAGATCGTAACGATCTGCGACGGATTCGCCTGCAGCGCGGCGTCCGTGGTCTTCATGGCCGGCGACAGGCGAGTGATGCAGCCTGCATCTCTGCTGATGATTCATAATGCGTGGACAGTGGCCATGGGCAACGCTGCGCAGCTCCGGAAGACAGCCGACGACATCGAGACCATCACGCAGGCATCTGTTGAGGCTTACAAGAAGGTCGCTACGATCCCCGAAGAAGAGATCAAGGCACTCATGGACGCCGAGACGTGGATCCTGCCGAAGGACGCTGTTGAGTACGGCTTTGCGACAGAGATCGACGACGAGGACGATGACGAAGACGAGCCGAAGCAGTCAGCTTTTGGTGTGATCATGCAGAAACTGACAGCGCCGGCAGCGGGCGTCCTGGAAGCACAGGAGATCGATGTAGAAGCGCTGGCGGACAAGATCGCGGCGAAGCTGGCAGCTAAAAAGCCGAAGCCGGAGCCGGAAAAGGAACCGAAGGAACCCAAGACCCCGCCTGTATGTAATCACGGATGGGGCCGGTATTTTACGTGATCACGTAAGTGACAAAGAAAGGAGTCGAATATGAGGATCGACAAAGCAAAGATCAGTGAAGAAACAAAAACAAAGATCGTCCAGATGCTGAACGATGCAGAGGACAAGTCCCAGGCGATTATGGAAGCGATGGAGATGATCGCCTCCGAGGTGAACCAGGAGCTGGTCAATCGTATCGTTGAAGAGGCACGCACAGTCGGATCGGCTGCCCTGCCCCAGCTCTCCGAGAATGAGAAGAGATTCTTCGAGAGGCTGAAGATGGGTGCGAAACAGTCCCTTTCTGCAAACCAGATCGACATCATCCCGATCGAGACCGTCGATAAGACCCTCAAGGATGTCCGCACGGATTATCCGATCCTCGGACTTATCAATTTCGCGCCGGCCAATGTCAAGCACTGGCTGACAGGATCCAAGAGTGGGGGCGCTGTGTGGGGCGCTCTCACGGCTGCGCTTACCAGTTCCGGAGAGCTGTCTGCGACGATCACAGGGATCAATATCGAGGTAGCAAAGCTCTATGCGTACTGCATTATCCCGAAGGCGATCAGGGATCTCGAGATCGGCTATGTTGAGAAATATTTCCGCGCGATTCTTGCGGAGGCAATGTATGACGGCATAGCAGCAGGTTACATCAACGGCGACGGTAAGGAAGCTCCCTGCGGCATCCTTCGTAAGGTAGGCCAGACCGAAAGCGACGGCACGCACAGCGCGAAGTCCGTAGTATCTACGCTGCTCGGATTCTCCCCGCTCCAGATGGCCCCAGTGCTCACGACACTTTCCAACGGCGGCACACGTCCTGTAAGAGATCTGCATATCATCGCGAATCCTACTGATGTGTACGGGTATATCAATCCTGCGCTGTACGGTGACAGCGTAGTCGGCGGCTATGTCCAGAAGAGTTTCATGCCTTTCACAGTGATCGAAGAACCCAACATCACAGCCGGCAAGGCGGCGATCACGATGCCCGGCCTCTACACCATGGGCTTCTCCGGCATGAAGGTCGAGGAGTACAAGGAGACCAAGGCCCTGGACGATGCGGATCTGCTGATCGCGAAGGTCTACGGCAACGGCCGCGCGGACGACGACAACTCCGCGTTTATCTTCAATCCTCAGAACCTCGTGCCCTACATCACCAAGGTGGAGGAAGTCTCAAACCCCTGACGAGTCCCACCGTAGGGCCTGAGTCGGCTGGGACAGAACTTTGGGGGCATACAGTAAGCGACCTGCAGACGAGCGTCTCCGTGGCTAACGGAGCAATCACCGGCACGCTGAAATATGTCTCTTCAGGCACACTTGCACATGACTGGGGCGCTGGTAACTTCCTTGCCCTGAAGTTTACGAACATCGACACCGATGCGACCAAGGTGCTTGTCGGTCTTGAGCCTTCCGTCAGCTCTGGACTGGTTGATATCATTCCGGATCCGGACAGAAACGGAGTATTTAAGATCACCGACAAGGCCGCGCAGAAGCTGGTCGTCGTATCCATGTGCAGCGGCTTTGCAAAGGTCGATCGCTACGACCTCAGCGGCCTGACACTGCAGACAGAATAAGAAGGAGGGCGGAGCCTAATGACTGACACACAGTACGAAATACTGGCAGGAGAGATCAGGGCGGACAATCAGGTTCCGCCCTATACTCCGAATAATGTGATCATTGATTCGATCATTAAGTGTGAGCGGCGTCTTAATATGCTTAGACCCGGCGCGGACTTTGAGAACGATCCGCTTTCTCGCGGCTTCCTCAAAGACTTTGTATATTACGACATGGTCCACAGATTCGAGGAGTTTCTGCAGAATTACGGCCCCGACATCCGGGCGTGGCAGCTTTCTGAGGAGGTGGCGGATGCGTCTGAATAAGATGGCTACTCTCCCGGAATACACAGACGGGTGTTTTTATCTGTATGACATCGTTGACGTGGACAGCGAAAGAAAGATCTCAGAGCGGGGAATAGGGCCGGTATGGTTCCGAAACATCGGCGTTTATGACCGTACAAGGATCACATTTGAGCAGGCGGATAAAGAAGTGACCATGAAGATCCGGATCCCGAGATGGGATGGCATCAGTTCGAACTGTGTCTGTGTGATCGAAGGAGTACAGCACAAGGTATTTAACAAGGCCGATGTGCTGTCGAATCAGGGTTACATGGAAACAGAGCTTACACTGATCAATCCTTCGATGGATTATGAGGTGGCTGAATGAATATGACAAAAGCAGAGCTCGTGGAGCTTATCGAAAGCGCCGGCGTCCCAGCCAGGGAAGACGAGCTGTATCTGGAAGATAAGGCATCATTTCCCAAAATAGCATATTGGGAGTACATCATTGAGGACGTCATGGCGTCAGGTGGTGGCTATGAAATGGTCGTGACCTATCAGGTATCTTTGGCTTCCAGGACTGTACGGCCCCCTGAACTGCTGAAGCTGAAAAAGGCATTTAACGACGCCGGTTATCATCCCATTATCTATCACGAGACGCTGAGCGCTACCAACGGCCCGGCATGGCATCATTATTATTTCCGCATAGAGATCACGGAGGAAATGGACGATGGCAGCGGGACCTGAAGGCCTTGAGCTGTTCGCCCAAATGCTTGAGCAGTACGAAAAGGCCGCCGATGAGAACAACATAGTTGAGGTACTCATGACGGCGGGTGAAGCACTGGCAGAGGACGTCCACCGGCTCCCAAAGCCGCGCAGGCGCGGGACGGGATACACGCACATGCTTGATTCGGTTGCGCCGGCGCAATCGGGAAAAGACGCCGTACTCGTATCCTGGGGCAGGTACTACGGCAAATTCGTAGAGTACGGCACGAAGAAGATGGGTGCGCAGCCGCATTTGATCCCGACATGGGAACAGAACAAGGATCGATATTACAAATTAATGCAGGATAAGCTTTTTGCAAAAGTTGGAGGTAAATAATGGCTATTACAGAAAAAAAGCCGTCGACAAAATATACCGTCGGAGCGCAGTACATCTGCTTCAACACGGATGAAGACTGGGACGCATCAGATTTTGAGAGCGATGTGACAAAGCTCCCTACGGTCGTCGATATCAGCATCACGGACAATTCGAACTCATATGAGTCCTACGCATCCGGCATCGTATATGAGTCCGACACGATCGTGACCTACAAAGAGATCAGCGTCACACAGCTCGCCTTTGAAGAGGAGATTATCGCGAAAATGAAAGGAGACACTGTCGATTCCGGCATCATCATGTCCGGAGGTATCAAGACCAGGCCTTTCTTCGCGTATGGCGTACCGATTATTAAGAAAGACAAGACGATGGATATGCGCTGGTATCCGAAGTGCAAGCTTGTCGACAACTCGGATGCAACGGCAACGTCTACGGATTCACACTCTGATCAGACCGACACCCTGACCATCAGGGCTTACGGTTTTGATGACGATCAGAATCAGGAGGTTAAAGTCCTTACAGCTGAGACAGCCAATGCAGGCATCACAGAGGCTGCGTTCTTTGCGGCTCCTGTACTGACTGTGACAGCAGCAAAGGCTCTCAGACCTACAACACCGTAAGCAGCGGGCAAAGGAGGCGTGAATGTCTAATACGAACGACGCGGGGGCAATCGCTCCCGCTTTTGTTTTGCGGGATTTGAAATCCAGTGACGTATGGCAGCTCGTCAGAGTCCTGAGGAGGTTCAATCTTGCCGAGGCGGTCAAACTGATCGACAAAGATACTCTGAAAAAGTCCAGATTCGAAGCACCGAAGAAAATGGTTGACGGTGAAATCGTGCCAATGCCGCAGGACGAATGGACATCGGCACAGCGGAAGGCATTCAGGGCCGCACAGGCCGCAAATGACGAGCTCGTATGGCAGGTCCTTGACATCGTGATCAATAACATCAGCGGATGCGAGGATGAAGTCAACAAGCTGCTCGCCATGGGCATTGATAAGGATATCAATTACATCAGGAATATGGACGCCGGCGACTATCTCAATCTGATCGTCCAGTACGTGACGCGGGAGGGCTTTTCCGATTTTTTTATGCAGGCACAGAACTTGCTGGGAAAAGTGGGAGCATCGCAAAACTCTATCGCCTCTGCGGTGACGTTGATCAAATGATCG